TCGAGTGTCCCCATCTCTTTAACGGCTTCGATAACATGAGAAACGTGCTTTTTGTATCCGTCGTGATTGTAGCTTGCCGTGTGAACGCCAAGTGTCGCGCCTGTATCTTTGCGGAAGTATTCGTATTTGCCATCAATTTTAGAGAAATGAGAGAAAGAACGTCCTTCGCTATTTTCGTGTGTGCGCTCGCCATAAATAGGCTGGCGTTCGACTTCGAAATCGATTGCGGAGAGGTCTAAATTGTCAATCGATGTGATAGGCTTCGTGAACGGGTTAATCATATTCATTTTATTGTCTTTCTGTTGGGGTTTAAGTGTTGGTATTCGGAGATATTATTGGTATTACTCGTTTAGTTTGGCGTCTTTACGTTTTCTACCTCGGGGATCGGCGGGACTTTCGTTGGGGTTTGTCCCGCCCATTTCCTTCGTCGCCTTCAAGTTCCATAATGAAAAAAGCGTCTTGAATGGCGGCTTTGTCCCTTCGCTGTTGCCTTTTTTGGCGATTAGAAGGGCGTATTCTCTGTCTGTACTTTCTGTCAGCCAGTGATTTTGCGTATGGATCGTCTTTCATTGTCACCCGTCTCCGTTTAAGAGGGCGCACTCGATCTCGTCCTCGTCGTCTTCGGTGACTTTCTCGTACATCGCGTTTGGAAGTTCTCTGCCGGGTTTCCCGGTGTTGAAATAGAGCTTATAATCGTCGAGGTAATAGTTATAGATGCCAATGTCGGGCTCTGGCGGGCATAAATTCCCTTCGACGTACACACTTAGACCCCCAAGTATGCAGCAGGTTCCTTCGCTTTTCATAACTTCTCCTTAAATGCAGGTTTTTGAGGGATTTATTGTTTCAGAATGCATAAATGCAGTCAACGAGTCAAAAAAAAGCCTATTCTTCGGGCCTTTTATTGTGTGTCAACGCGCCAGATATGCGGATTGCAATGAAAATGGCGAATGGGAGAAGGGCAAAGATTGCGCCGAACGTTAACATCACGCCAGACAGGGCAAATATGACAACGACAAGGCCAATGGTGCCAAGATAGGTCATAATAAAGGTGCCAAGACGCAGTGCAGCGTATCGCATCCATGCCGGGGTTGGGACTACTCGTTCGATGAAGTCGATAAACGAGAAGAAGCGTTTTGCCGCTTTTTGTAAAGCCGCCATATCAGGTATTCCTTGTAAATGGGGTGACAAATATACACTCGGACGAGCCCAAATGCGGTGTAAGCCAATAGCGGGACAATAATTAAGAGAAGGATTTCCATGATTGTCTCCAAGCTACATAATCCTTGATTGGATTACGTGATTTTGTTCTTTTCGGCTGCTGCTGCTGTTTCCAGCCTCGCAGCGTGAGCTTTTCAGCGCCAAAGATTATTTTCGCGAAGTAAAGGAAGGCTGAAACGATGCAGCCAGCCGTTACAGCGACCATCATACCAGAGAATGTTCCAAAAAACATAATGCCAATGATAATGGTGGTGCCTACGTCGATCCATTTATCGAACGCGAGTATTCGGGTGATGCGCCCGAACTTTAGAATGAGAAAAATGATTGCAGCGGCGGCTATTGCGCCAGCTATGAGTACGGCCATTACTTTTTCCTATTTATCTCGAGGTAAATTGTGAGGGCTATAACAGGCCCGACGAGTAGCAATGCGATTGTTTCAACCACGGCGAATTTTCTCCCGTATTTTTTCCATCTGAGCATCATAGAAACGCAGGTCAACGAGTTCGTGACCTTCGCAGTCTTGGGTTTCGATGAGAACGTCGAGTCTTTCGCGTTCGAGACGGTCCAGCAGGACAGTGCATTCTAAGATAGACATTAGAAGCGTCTCCCTTCGAGAGCCCAACGAACGAGCAGGGCTGTTGGGACTGCGATAAGCAGAATATTGCTGACGAGAGGTGCAATGACAGCGGCAGCGCCGACTTCGGCGGTAATCATGCCGATAAGAAACATCCATCCGATGCAGACGATGCCCCATGTTGTGATTTCGGGCATTGAGAATTTTGGTGTGTTCAAAGAGTTGAATGATTTAAATATGCTTTCCATTGTGTAGCTCCTAAAAAAGTGCACCCCGAGGACAATCCCCGAGGTGCTAGTTGGTGGGAGGAATTAAACGCGATTTGTTTCGCGGGCGTATTCAGCGCAGCGCTTGATAGCGGCGGCGGCTTCAACGGTGTGTGTAACGATCCGCTTGTAAGCGATCTTAGCGAGGTCGTCGCGAACTTGCGCGTCGGCATCAACGGCTTCAACGAGCAGAGACTCGTATGTCTCAACGTCCATGTCGCCGGGGTTCAGCCAATGCTGGTAAGAGATGTACTCGAAGTTCTGGCGGCGTTTCATAAACATATTCATGCCGTCGGTTGTCTCTTTGTAGCTTGCCCAATCGAACGCGAAGGGCAGAAGCACTTTGTCTGACTTTTTTGTAACGGGTGCTGCTGCTTTGCGAGCAGCTTTTTGTGCAGCGATGATGCTTGTTTGAGTAGTCATTGTGTTTCTCCTTACGAGAGTTGGTGTTTGCTGCGGGATGCAGCGATAAACGCTTCAACATCGGTTGTTACGATGCGTTTAACGAAGCGTTTTGGTTTGGATGGGTTTTTGCCGAGCCACTTACGGTGTGCTTGGCGGTCTTTGCGAGCTTCTTCGCTCTTATAATCTTCGGTGTTAGCAAACATGAAGACTGTGTTGAAATTAACGTGGGTCATGTGACGATCTTTCGGTTTGTTACTACGGATTCAGCGACAAGTTTGCTGCGAAGCTCGATATGATGCGTAACGACGATGTGCTCTAATCGTTTAGCTGAAATTTGAGATGGGTCTTCGAGGTGAATGAGGACTGCATCTTTGATAATGTCGAGTAGAACGAGCTTGGTTCTTAATTCCATGGGGTATCTCCTTCGTTGGTGAAAAGCTGTGAAAACACACACTCGGTATGTGCTTTCAAAGCTCGGAAGAAGCGCGAACGCCACTCCTTCCAAACTCCAACAGGGTTCTTGGAACACCGCCCTGTTGGGGCGGTTGCAGTGCTATCTCGGCAAGTCTTAGCGGCGTTGCGGGCTCCGTGGTATTGCCTGCCCTCGATGACACATCGTAAGGGTGGCCGCCCTGCGCGGTAAGTGCTTCATTGATAGCCCCTCTAGCATATGGCGCTAGAAGTGTTCCCGAAGAACAATGACCCGACGGCGCCTAAACTGCAGAAACGACAAGTGGATAAATTGGGGGGACCGTTCATACCTGCTTTGCGTAGCAAAATAGCAGGGATAGAATGGGGGAACCTATTTTCTGCTTGCGTTCCCGAAGGGAGGCCGAAGGCCGTCTGCTGTTTGGGTGACTAGGAATAGGCATTGTGATCGGAAACACTTTGCCAGATGCTTCTGTGAGGGGATCGATGTTAGTACGCCCCGTGTAGTGCGGCCACCCGGTGTCCTGAGAGGGGAGGCAATATCATGGTGATCGCTGTACAAAGCTATTGCCGAGATAGTGCTGTAACCGTTCCGACAGGGCGCTCCACACTCCACTCTCTCCTACTTATACTCCAATCCGTGATGCACACTCTGCTGGTTAAGGGCAGGGATAGTTACCCGTATGGGACAAGACCCGAAGGGGCTTGGTGGAGGTTGGTGAGGAACGAACCTACCGTAATATAGCCTGTTATGCCCCCGAATAAGCAAAGAATGAGGGAAGTGGTAATGAATTACACATAAACGAGGTATAACCCCATCTATGCAAACGCCCCTATGATATCAGTGACTTATAAATGTGCATTGAGCCTATATGGGGATATGGCCAATGAAGGGGGGTCAGGGGGGATGTACCTGTAACAGAGCGAAGGATAAAGAGATGGGTAAGATAATAACACCCTTTGATAAAGCGGCGATAGAAGAAGCAGGACAGGCTCTAAATGATAAGCAGAGAACGTTTGTTCATAACCTGTTTGTACCCGGCACAACCAACCAAGAAGCAGCCGTACTTGCAGGGTATGCAGAAGCGTCTGCACATGTCACAGCCAGCAGATTGCTTAGGTTTCCGAACATTATGGAATACATAGATGCATGCGTGAAACATGGTAGTAAGCTACAGGCGATAAAGGCCCAGATTGTGGTGGGTGATCTACTTGACTCTACTAAGAGCGACTACGTAAAGCTCCAAGCAGCGCAAGATATATTGGATAGGGCAGGGCATAAGCCAGTGGAGAAGAAGGCACATGCAGTGGTAGGGCAACTGAACGTGAGTATTGATCTCGGTGACTGATGCAGTATCGCAAGCCCCCCTACCGGGGGTCATGGATATGAGAGTGATGGCAAGGGAAGGGGTGGGGTTAAAAACAGCAGGGGATTGAATAGTATAAGGTCCTTTACACACGCGATAGTGTTTTTTAAAGCTATTCACACACAACATATTTGAATCTTTGATTCACGTTATTTTAATGTTGAACCAAATTTTATTTTAAATATATATATAGCCCTGACTGCATTTATTCATCTATTCGTAGACAGGGAGCATTTCAGTGAACTTTCTTATGACATTACCGATACAAGACCTGCACAGGATGCGGCAGGTAGTTAAGACAGTTCACATGAAACATTACCCTGATGAATTTATGACAAACCATGAGGCAGACAAGATCATTGAGGCTTTTGGGCCTGAGACAATGGAGAACCATCTTAGGATTGCCGTTAACAGGGGTATGTTTAAGTGAAGTACATGCGCGACAAGCTGAAGGGCGCTTTAGAAGCGCATGAGGATTTCCATTCTGGTAATGAGTGTAGTGTTTTTGTTTTAAGCTATCGGCCTGACGGTTCTTGGCATTGTACCGATACCGGGCCAGATAGCATGCCAGTCGACAGGCCTCATGTTTCGGGAATACTTGGTGAGGTTATTTCCGAGCTTTCCCAAGCAAAGGTCGTGGAACATTGAAAGACGCAGTGCTAGGGCAGTCGTTTTGTTTTGCAATACCAAACATTGATTGCAGTTCACACGATTTCCATAAGCTGTCTAAAGAAGCTTTTGAAAGAGCGTCTAAGTACCATAGTGTAATTTTTTCTGACCCTGAGTATTCAACGCACGGCACGGATGCGGTAGCCAAGGCCTACGTTGTTGGCACTAATCAAGTCATGGCGGTCCCCGTCGAGGACATGGATGCCTGATTTAGTCTATAAATGTACGGGCTCTGTCGCCAGAATGTTCATGAAGTCAGAAATGTTCGTTCGTGGCCTTCGTGGGCCTGTTGGTTCTGGTAAGTCTGTCGCGTGTTGCATGGAAATGTTTCGCAGAAGCACTCAACAGGAGCCGTCTACAGATGGAATACGATACACAAAGTGGGCGGTTATCCGAAACACCAACCCAGAACTTAGAACCACAACAATTGCAACGTGGTTGCAGTGGTTCCCAGAAAACGAGTGGGGGAATTTCCGATGGTCGCCGCCGTTCACGCACCATATACGGAAAGGTGATGTGGACATGGAGGTATTGTTCCTACCTCTTGACACGCCAGACGATGTAAAAAAATTGCTTTCGCTTGAATTAACCGGGGTGTGGGTTAACGAAGCCAGAGAAGTTCCAAAGCCAATCATTGATGCTGCAACAAGCCGTGTTGGGCGCTACCCGAGCAAGAAGGATGGTGTTGGGCCGACGTGGTTTGGTGTGATTATGGATACAAACGCTCCAGATACGGACCATTGGTGGTCTATTATGTCCGGCTCTGCCCCTGTCCCGGATCATATGAGTGAAGAAGACGCGCTGATGCTTCTAAAGCCCGACAATTGGGATTTCTACGACCAACCCGGCGGGATGAGGGAAATAAGAGGCGATGAGAATGAGCTATTGGGGTATGAAAACAATCCCGAAGCTGAAAATGCCGAAAACCTCCCTAAAAAATACTACGAAAACATGGTCAGAGGTAAATCGCGGTCTTGGATTAGCGTTTACGTTCTAAACCGACTTGGCAGCATCGAGCAGGGGAAGTCAGTCTATGAAGGATTTACCGAAGCAACCCACGTTGCCAAAGAATCACTCGATATCGGACCCATGCCTGTTTACTGTGGCTTGGATTTTGGCCTTACACCGGCTGCTGCATTTGCCCAACGACTCCCAAATGGTCGGTGGTTTATCCTTCGAGAGTTGGTTTGTGTCGATATGGGGGCAGTCCGGTTTGCAGAGGTATTACGACGTTTTATTGCCGAAGAGTTTCCCAACAACCAAATCAGCATCTTCGGAGACCCATCTGGAGACTTCCGCGCTCAAACAGACGAAACAACGCCATTTGAAATCCTCAGAGGAGCGGGGTTGGTCGCACGTCCCGCGCCGTCGAACGACCCCGTAAAACGCATAGAGGCTGTAAACGGGCTGTTGTCGCGCATGGTAGATGGCAATAGCGGCTTTCTTATAGACCGTGAGAAGTGCCAAACGCTTACAACTGGATTCTTGGGGGGCTATCACTACCGCCGCATGCAAGTAACAGGCGAGAGATTTGAGGAACGGCCAAACAAAAATAAATTTTCACACGTCCATGATGCGCTTCAATATTTAGTTATTGGAGCCGGAGAGGGCAGGGCGATGTTGCGCGGTCAAAACGCTATGAAGCCGGGGAACGCCAAAGGCAAGTGGTCGCCGTTTGGTAAGAAGAAACGCGCTCCAAGAGCCGCATTTTGACTATATACAAAGATGATCCGGGCCTTTTAAATTGGTATGTTGTGTTCCAGCACAATACGCACATTCCTCATGTAGATAAAATCTTTAAGAAGAATTTTTGTCATGTCTGGGCATTTACATACGATCCCGAAACTCATGCGTGGCTCCGTGTAGAGTCAACGCACAAGAACCTTGTTATCAGGCCCGTGCCTAAGAAAATGGTGCCAATAATGCTAATGGAGGCGAACAAAAACATCGTTGTCCAATATGACGCGGCCCCTTCAAAAGTTATGTGGAAAATTAGATTTTTTGTCGATTGCTCAAGCGTCATAGCCCACCTTCTTGGCGTTGATATTTTTTACCATACGCCATACCGACTTTTTTGTGCATTGAGACAAAGAGGAGGAACCGTGACTTTGCCTAAAGGAATTTCTAAGGAGAGTATCGATGGGCGGTGGCAAACAAGCAGTTCAAGGCCCGAGCGCGGCTGAAATAGCAGCAGAAAAACGCGCACAGGAAGATATCGTAAAGGCTGAAAAGCGTAAAGAGGAAGAAGAGGCGCAGCGTAAGCGTAATCTTCGTGGTCGTCGTTCACTTCTTGCAGATGAAAATACTGGCGATGGTTTCTACAGCGATAGCCTTGGCTAATGACCCCAGAACTTAAAAAAATTATCACAGGGTTTAGAGCTTGTGAGCAAGAACGCGCAAACTGGATTCCGCTTTGGCAGGATTGCTACGACTATTGTTTTCCGCAGCGGCTTGGCTTTTACGGCCAATCTCCCGGCCAATCAGAAACAGATGATATTTATGACTCGTCCCCAGTAACTGCCGTTGATGAGTTTGCCAGCCGTATGCAAGCTGGCCTGACACCTCCGTTTTCTAAATGGTTTGAGTTTAGGGCTGGGTCAGAAATACCAGAAGACCAGAAGTCAAAAGTCGATACAGAGCTAGACTTGATTAGTAATTATATTTGGGAAGTCCTTCAAAGCTCAAATATGGATCAAGAGCTACATGAAGCTTATTACGATCTAGCAGTTGGCTCCGCTTCTATTTGTATTGAGGAGGGTGACGCGGAACAGCCAATTATGTTCACAACTCTGCCTCAAAACGAAGTTTACCTGTCTGCCGGACCTTACGGAAAAGTTGATAAAAAATATCGACTCCGAATGCTTACTCTTGAAGCTATCGAGGTCATCTGGCCGAAAGCCGACATCAGCGAAGAAATGCGCCGTGAAGCTGGCTTAGATGAATTAAAAAAGTTCAAGGTTATTGAGTGTGTTGCTCGCGACTGGAAAGTCAAAGAAACAGAAACGCATAATTTTAGTGTCGTTTGCTTAGAGCCAGAACACATGATTTTACAAAACGTCTTTAAAGGCGATGGCGCTCAACCAATTATATCATTTAGGTGGTCTAAAGCCGCTGGAGAGACATACGGGCGTGGGCCTCTATTGTCTGCACTCCCTGATATTCGCGTTCTTAACGAGGTCGTAAAGCTTGGCCTTGAGAATGGTGCGCTGGCTATTACGGGTATGTGGCAAGCCGACGATGACGGTGTTATCAACCCTGATACCTTAGAACTAATTCCTGGCACAATCATTCCAAGAGCTATGGGAAGCCGTGGCCTTGAGCCTTTGCAGTCCCCCGGCAACTTCGATATGGGGCAGTTTATCCTCAATGATATGCGTCACAATATTCGCAAAGCTCTCTTCAATGAGCAGTTAGGTGCGCC